GTATGGAGCGATGGCTGAAAATGAAGAAGGAGACCATAACACTTGTATTGGATATACATCTGGAGAGCACTCTACTGCTGCCGCAGATGTAACATCTCCAGACCAATGTACTCTTCTTGGCAGTGCGGTAAGAACAAGTAGCACTACACCTACCAATCAAATAGGAATTGGGTATGATGTAGATGTTGCAGCTGACAATTATGCAATGATTGGCAACGGAAGTATAACAAGACTTTATGCGGCTGATGATACTGGAGCTACATTATACGCTGGAAGTGCAACAGTTCAAACTTCAGATAGAAGAATAAAGGAAAATATTAAAGATATTTCATTTGGTCTTGATTTTATAAATCAGTTAAAGCCAGTCGAGTATAATAAAAAGCAACCTGCTGATTATGAAGACAGTTTAAAAGAGAATATGAATTGGTATAAAAATGGAAAAGAGCCAAGAGTTTTAAATGACACTGAAAAATCTAAATCAAGAGTTGGCTTCATTGCTCAAGATGTTGGTGATGTTTTAAAAGATTTAGGATTTGATAATAATAATGATATTGTGGATGTTGATGAAGATACAACACAACAACATATAGCATATTCTAAAATTGTAGCTCCTCTTGTAAAAGCAGTTCAAGAGCTATCCCAGCAAGTGAAAGATTTAGAAGCAAAAATTAATTAACAGGAGATAAAATGCATAATTATAAAGCATTAAAATCGGCAAGTAAAGCATCAGTACAGAAAGTCAAAGTGGTTGATAAACCTGCTGTAGAAGCTGTAGAAGAAGTAAGAGATGGTGATGGGATTATTACTACTCATTCTGTAAGCGCTGAACCAGAACGGTCACACGAAGAACTTCAAGTAGTTACCAAGTCTTACGACCCTAGTACTGGAGAAGCTCAAGATGACTCTGTGAAAGCTTATTCACTTTCAGATGTGAAGCGTGAAATAGACCATTGTAAAGCAGAAGTTGTAAAAATAGAAGCTCACCAAGCTGACTTGGAACAACTTGAAACAGATTTAAAAGCACTATAATTAATCAGAGCCAGAACTGGTATGATTAGTTATTACATAAAACAAAACAGGAGTACGCAATGGCTAAAAAAGAAAAAGAAAAGCCGGTATTAACGATTGATGGAAAAGAATATAGTAGCGAATCTTTAACCGATGAACAGCAAACAATGGTAAATCACATAGATGATCTCAATAGAAAAATTGCATCAAGCGAGTTTAACCTTGTTCAGCTAAGATTCGGCAGACAAGCTTTTATTGAAGGATTGAAGACGAGCTTAGACAGCAAAGAACAGGATGCATGAAATCAAAAATAGACGATTCTCTGAATGTAACAATCAACATCAAGTGGCTTGTCCAGCTGATCGTCATCATTGGTTCCTGTTTGGCAGCTTATTACAATATCCGGATGGATATTAAAAGCGTAGAGGCCGAACTTGTAGAATTAAGAACAACAACTAAACTCCAGTTAAGCGATATGCATGGCCGCCTTGAAATTCTTGAGCAGGCACGCACGGCGCAACTGGAGGAAATGAATAAATCAATGTTTAAGAAAATGTTTGGAAAAGATGAATGATGGACGAAAAAATAGTGATGGCAATAATTGGCATTGTTGGAGGTCTGTTAACTTTTTTACAAAAAGTTTTATACAACCAGGGCAAAGCTAATTATGAGATTATTGTGAAATTAATTGATCGTTTCAATAAATCAGACACTCGCTTAGAAGCGATGGCGGATCAACTGAGTTCAGCCGCAGATCGCAGACACGAAAAAATAATTGACGAGCTTAATGATCTTACAGATGATATAAATTTTGTTAAAGGCCGTCTTAACGGCAAATCGCAATGAAACCATTTCGTTCGTCATACCCGGCCCAGCTGCCACCTCACCTAATCCTCCTTGTGGTGTCGATTACTGGCTCAATAGACACGATAACCGTGCAGCTGGGCCACCCCTTTTAGACTATATTATATGGTATGCCGAATATCAGAAGAACAGAGCTTCAAAAATACCGCGACACGGTTATCGTGGAGTTGAAGTATATTCGGAAAACAGTAGCCAAAAATGAATCATCACTTGAAAAACTTAATGGGCGAGTTAGGCAAAACGAGCAAGGCCTCGAACGACTTAAAGGAATTACTTCTGTCGTTGGCGTTGTTTTTGCTGGTTTTGTTGCTTGGTTATTTAAAATGAAAGGGAACTGATATGGAATGGTTAAGTTGGTCAAATGCTGCTTATTTAGCGGCAATAATAGTTGGCGGTTGCGTAACCTTTGCTGCAACTAAATATCGTAAAGTGCTGAAAGAGGTTCAAGAAGCTCTGGACGCATATCACGAAGCGGCAAAAGATGGGAAAATTACGGATGAGGAAAGAGATCATGTCGTAAAAGAAGTCCTTGATATTGCGCGGGCTGGTGTAAAAATATTTTGGAAATGGTAAAGATATTATTTTGTAATGCCATTTTTAGCTATAGACGATGAGGGCAATTATCTAAGCTGTCCTGATTGTGGCTCCTCAAATTTAATACGCAAGGGGCATAAAGAAACCAAAGACGGACAGCGAAAGCAGCGTTGGTTTTGTTCTCATTGTAATTATCGTACCATATATCCTGTTCGCAACAGCCGAGATACCATTGTTGAGAATGTTCGGTTAAGTAAGCAGAAGCAGAGCTATCAGGATCGCAACCGGATTGAGCGTAAGTCCTTCAGGGAATATGCCCGATTAGAAAACGCAGTTTCTGAACTAAATAAAAAGCTGATTGTCTTATTAAAGGAGCATAAGCTATCCCCCCTTAAAAGAATAAAAAAAGAAAATGACAGTTGCGTTGGCGTGCTGCAGCTATCAGATAATCACTTAAATGAGCGTGTCGATCTGCCGCACAACACCTTTAACTATGAAATAGCCGGGAAACGCTTAAAATTGCTCACAGAACGCGCTAAAATGTTTTTTAAGGTATCTGGCATATCAAATGTTCTTGTGGCTTTTACAGGTGATCTACTAAACTCTGATAGAAGATTGGATGAGTACCTTACCAACGCAGGCAACCGATCGGCTGCAGTATTTTGTGCCGTTGATCTATACCAGCAGATGATTCGTGACCTGCAAAAAAGCTTTAACTTGTCTGTATTAAGTGTCAGCGGCAACGAGTCGAGAGTCAAAGAGGATTATGGCTGGGTTGATGTGGTAGCCACTGATAATTACGATCACACCATTGTTAATATGCTGCGCTATATATTCAAAGATAACGATATAGATTTCATTGATGGAGATCCGATGGAAAAGGTTATTGACCTGGCGGGACAAAAAGTTTTATTTATGCACGGACACGGAAGAATAAAAGCAAATCACGAAACATCCATTAATCAGATCAAAGGTGTATATACATCAAGAGGCATTAATTTGGATTATGTGGTATCAGGTCACATACACTCTGCAAGGGTTGGCGACACCTTCTCCCGATCGGCATCGCTGGTTGGTGCTAATGATTACAGCGAGAAAGCCTTGAATCTTGAAGGCCGCGCATCACAGAATTGTTATGTGTTTCACGATAACGGCAACCGGGACGGCATCAAGATCGACCTAAATAATGTGAAAAACATAGAGGCTGGATATGCCGTGTCTGAAGAAACAGAAGCATACCACGCAAAATCGTACGATAAATTACACGAACCGGTTACAATAATGAAGATACAGGTATGAAAAAGAAAAAGACAATTTCCAAACATGACATTGTTCGCGCGCTCAATATGTTAAATCACAGTACCACTAATCTTGTTACAAGACTTGAGCTGCTCGAAAAGAATTTTGGCGAATATGTTGAGATGAATAATAATGTAGAGAATCTAAAAAAATATCAAAGTAAAAAAAAAGAGGGAAAACAGAAATGGACAGATCGTTTGAAACAATGGTTAAAAAGATTATTGAAAGAGAAGGCGGGTCAAAGTTAACACGCGATCCTGACGATCCGGGCGGAACCACTAAATATGGCATAAGCCAGCGAGCGCATAAGGATGTTGATATTGAGAACTTAACATACAATCAGGCCGTGGATATTTATAACAAGCATTATTATAAGCCTTCCAAGGCAAGTTCATTTCCTCCGGAATTACAGGAGATATATCTTGATATGGTTGTGAATATGGGTTATTCAAGAGCTGTTAAGCAAGTTCAAAGGGCAGCAAATGCTAAAGGTGCTGGGATAGAGGAAGATGGTAAACTTGGGCCTGCCACATTAAAAGCTGTTAAAGATACAAAGCTTGAGCCTGAAAGACTTACCGCCTATCGTGTTGCCTATTATGTAGAACTTTGCAAAAAAAGACCTTCATTGTGGAAGTTTTACTTTGGATGGTTTCGCCGTTCGATTGAAATATAATAGTTTTCTAATAAAATATTGCCCGAAGTAGTCTTTTTGGCGTACTTTTTAGCCGAAACAAGAGGACTAAAATATGATAATCAAGGCTTCACAAGTACGAAAACTGTTTAATGAGCGCAATATTCAGGTAAGCGATGATGCTATTAAAGTGATTGGGGATATGGTATCAAGGGACATCAGAAGAATGGTTGCCCGGTGTGTTGAGGGCAATGTTCCACGACTCACACCTGACATTATTTATATTGCGCTTGGAAATTTAACGAACAAACACAGGGAGTAACCGATGGATAGAGAGCAATTCCTGAAGGAGCGCCTTACAGGACTTGGTGGATCGGACATTCACCATTTATTTTATGAGAAACCATACGGATGTTCGCGAAAGTTATGGTATGAAAAAACGAGCCAGCAGCCTGACTATCCAGTCATTGCTTCTAATATTATGAAAAGGGGCAACAAGCTTGAGCAGCTGATCAGAGATGAATATGTTCTGCGAACTGAGAGGAAAATTCGCCGGGTAAATCGTATGATAACCAATAGTTCCCATCCTTGGGCAATGGCACATCTTGATGCAGAGATTGTCGCATTTGACGATCGCAAAACCGGGATACTGGAGTGTAAGTCAGTTGGCAGGCCAATGTATTATAAGATCAGGGATGAGGGCATACCTACCAGTTGGATATGGCAGATGCAGCACTACTTATTAACCACCAATCGAAGTTGGGGTAGCTACGCTGTACTCTGGGCGGATAATTGGGAGTTTGTTCACTTTGATGTTGAAAGAGATGCAGACTTGCAGCAATCGATCATTGAGGCCGGAACGAATTTTTGGCGGATGGTTGAGAACGGCCCTGCGCCTGAACGGCTGGAAGCAAAAGACAAGCGCTGCAGTAATTGTGAGTTTCGTAATACTTGTCAAGGAGAAAAATTGATGGAACTTGCACAGGGAAATTCTGAAGACATACCATTCGATACTTCACTTGATGAGCTTATGAATGACTATGCATCATTAAAGGTATTGCAGGAAGAAGCAGCCGACCTGGTGGAAGGAAAGAAACAGGAGATTAAGGCCTCTCTGGGTGATCGGGTGTTAGTTGATTGCACCGGATTTCGTCTGTATTACAAGCCAGTTGAATCAACGCGGTTCAAGAGTTCTGCCTTAAAAAAGGAGAATCCTGAACTTTATGAGAAATATGCTTACAAAAGCGTATCAAGACCTTTTCGCATTAAATCAATATAGGAGGATAAGATGACGAAAGAAACAAGCGTGGTAATTCAAGATGTCGATTTCACCCCGGGACAGATTACCACAATAAAAGAAACTGTTGCCAATGGCGCATCAGATAATGAGCTGAAACTATTTTTGTACCAGTGTAGTCGCACTGGTCTTGATCCATTAAGTAGGCAGATTCATTTCATTAAAAGAGGTAGTAAGGCAACGATTCAAACCGGGATTGACGGCTTTAGGGCCATTGCTGAACGAACAGGCCACTATGCCGGTAATGATGATTACCTTTTTAATAACGATATGACGATGTATGAAATGTTGAAGGCAAAGATGGAACACCCGATTACAGCAACGGCGACTGTTTATAAGATCGTTGGTGGTGTTAGGGTTTCATTTTCTGCTACGGCGATATGGGATGCTTACTGTCCTAAAGGCAATGAATCGTTTATGTGGAAAAAGATGCCGTATCTAATGCTGGGCAAGTGTGCTGAAGCATTGGCCTTGCGTAAGGCTTTTCCAAACGATTTAAGCGGTGTCTATACCGATGATGAGATGGCACAGGCACAATCACCGGCAGAGGTTGTGGTAAATGCAACTAATGAAAAAACAAAAGCGCTGAAAGCAAAGGTTGAAAAGGCTAAGAACGGCAAGAAGGAATCGAACGATGATATAGCAATGACAGATGATCAGCGAAAAGAGATTGAAAAGTTGCTCGAGTCCGAGCAGTGCGCTGGTGTAAAAGACAATGTTGAATCGTGGTTGGATAAGGATATATTACATACTTCCAAGGCAGCTGACAGTACAATCAATAAACTAAAAAAGATAATTACCGGATGAGATATTACGAGGTGTCAGTCAGAACTTGGGTTTCTGCTGACTTTAAGGCTTTAACGCAGGATGGGCAGCTTCTTTGGCTGTTCTTCCTGTGTGGGCCTATTAAAACGCCTTTACCGGGGTTTTATAGTGTCGGGATGGGTGCTTGCTTAGATCATTTGCGTTGGGAGCCAGACAGATTCAAAAAAGCGTTCAAGGAACTACAGGACAGGGATATGTTGCAGTTTGACGATCAGAACAATGTCATCTATTTGCCGAACTGGGTAAAATACAATCGACCGCCATCAAATCCCAATGTGATGAAAAGCTGGTTGTCGTTGCTTGAGAATATTCCTGACTGTGATTTAAAGACCGTTTATGTTGATAATCTTGTTACAATGGTTCGCCATCTGGACAAGTCAATACAGGGCATATTCGATAATTGGACAGCCTTATACGGTTTCTCCACCGATAACATTAAAGATATGGATATTGATTACGATGTCTGATAGCGTAAAACCATACAGCAGAATGTCTGATGTTGAGAAAAAAAAGTACTCAAAATTTATTCAAACAAAATACATAGCAGATTTTGCAGAGTATTTAGAGATTATAAACAAAGGGCGGATCACATTACATAAACGGCAGCTCATTGATTGGGTTGAGGGTTTGCGCACTTTCGGCCCTGAAGTATTAAAAGCCGGATGGAAGGGATGGATTCAAAAGCTAAAACCACATTATATGCCTTCCATTGCTGATGCCATTGAACATTTTAAAAGAACATCAGCGACAATGGCAACAACTGAACACAAAAAAATAACTGAAGAACCAGTCAGCGTTGATGATAAAAGTGATTTCGGCAGGTTGATGCATATTTGTATGAAATACGGCACTATCGGCCCAATAGCATTTCATAAAAGATGTATTGAGTTTTATAAAAGTATGGTTTCTAAAGAAAAAGACAGGGATAATGCTTTATCGTTCAATGATGCTATTCACGAACACACAAGGCAGTTGAAAGAGGCGGAGGCATCACCATTAATAAGGCAGGTATCCAAAGAAAACCAAGAAAAGGTTGTTAATAGGATCGAAGAATTGTTTGTTGAAGGGAAAGAATTAAAAGGGGATGAAAGTCCAATATAAAGGAGAGTTACAATGATGGAAATTTCAACATTTATTGCTAATATGTTTATTTTTGCAATAGCTGCTATTCTATGGCTGGCTGTTATAACTATCGCACTGCTTTTAATTAAAAGAGTTAGTGAAGTAATAGAACAATATCGGGGTTGATATGGGTAAGGTTGCTACAGTAACTATAAAATATACAGAAGCAGAAGTTGAATTATTGATTAATAGTTTGGAGATGACGATCTCAACAAGAGTTCCGTGTGTTGATAGCGGTCAATGGAAAACTCCTTACGAGAGTCTGCAAAAAGATTTGCGCGATGTAAAAGAAAAACTAATTAGATATAAACATTCAAAAACAATAGACCAAAAGCATCCTACAGGCACTAACAACCCTGAAGAATGTTACGATTGCGAGGATTAACTATGAGTCATACAACTATGAATAATTCGCTATCTATTGCTAAAGCAATACATATGTATGAAAAATTAATAAAAGAACGAAAGATAAAAAAAGATGGCGCTGCATATAAGAGATTGCAATATTTTAAACATTTAAAAGAAGCAGGCTACCGCAAATTACCATCCGACACCAGATAGGATTATTGAAAATGGCTGATAATCACGATAGGCAAGTAAAGATAAAAGATGTAAAAAAGTATTTGAAAGAAGAATACCATCATATACTTGCAAAGATAAGGGACAGCGAACTACACTCACTATGGAAAGCCTTACATGGTAAAACTGCTCAATAAATTTTATAGGCTTATCATTAAGGTTCGCCTCCCATTCGCTTCTCATATTCGTAACCGCAGCACTACGCCGGTTCCGTATTTTTATGTGCCAAGCAGCATAGTATTCCAGGCGGCTGAAAAAGGATGGGAGATAGTAAATGAAAAAATATAAACATCGTTCTTATAAGTATGATTGGAAAAATAAAAAAGGATGGCCTTATAAAGACAATCCTTTAGAAGACCCTGAGTATATAAGAGACAGAAATGCTTTATTTAAAGAGAATGGCAACGGATGGTGGTGGTATCAATGACAACAGATGCTGACGCAACATTCGCAGTTCGCAATATCAACCGCATAGATATAGCGCAAGAAAAGACAGATGAATATTTTGGCAAAGAGCATGGTTCGTTTTATATGGGGATAGGTTTCGACTCCAAGAAGAACAGAGTACCAAAAAAAGATTGGTGGAAATTCCCTTTATTTCTCCGCAAAATGCCAGACTCCTGTCTTGTAGAAAATGGAATATTTTATTTCATTGAATCTAAGGGATGCTCAGATACTTTAAAATTAAAACACGAAGATATTGAATGTTATGATATGTGGGAAAAAAAAGCGCCTATATGTATGTCTTTGTATTCTACTGAAAATGGTAGATTAAAAACAATAGGTTATAAACAATTAAAAAAAATTGCAGTGGGTTGTGAAACAGGCGTATATGACGACAATAATAAAAAATATTACGATATACCTTGGGGATCTATACCAAGCAAAGAAAATTCAATCGAAAATAAAAAAAGGATAAATCAAATGGCAGATAAGAAATATATTAATATGTGCTGGTTTCGTGAAAAGAAGTTTGATAATGGCGGATCAGTAATTAATTGCGGGTTCAACATTGAAGAACTGCAAAAACACGCAGACGAAAATGGTTGGGTGAATATGGTAATTGCTGAAAGAAAAACAGTAAGTGATAAAGGCTATACTCATTATGCGTATGAAGATGAGTTCAAACCAAAGACTCAGCAATCTTACACATCAGAACCGGATGTTGCAGATAATGATACGATGCCTTGGGATGAATGATTAAAACGCTTACCATTGAAGGTACGCCAAAAGCACAGAAAAGGCACAGGTTTGGCAAGGGCTTCGTTTACGATCCTTCAAAGAAGGATAAACAACTACTCCTTCCACTAATTCGCAACCAGTTAGGCTCATTACTGGTTAGCGAGCCAGTAAGCGTTGCTCTTGCCTTTTATATGCCGATTCCGAAAAGCTATACCAAGAAAAAAAAGAAAGAACTGTCAGGCGAAAATACTCCTCACACTAATAAGCCTGACATTGACAATATGATTAAGTTTTATCTTGATTGCTTGGATTTTGATGATAAAGTGATATATAAAATAAAGGCCGAGAAGATTTATTCTCCTCGGCCTCGTGTTGAGATGCTTATATTCTACTGAATATTGTTCTGATTATATCAATCAGTATCGCCACTATTATTATCGAGGATATTAGAGCCATTAAAAACTCTATTCTTTGTCTGGCTTGTTTCATTGGATATGTGTCCTTCTTTCATATGTATATTTATTTTTCCATTCAAGTTATGTAAACCCTGTTCAAAACTTGCCATGTGTTCTATCATCTGCAAGAATTGTTTTTCAAGACTATCAACTTTATCTGTTATTATTTTTAAACTCATTTTTTTCTCCTTTCTTTTTTTCTTTAGCATATCGCGAAATATAGTCGAAGCCTTTTTATCGTTTCTGCTCTCGGCTTTTCTAATTTCCAATTTAATTTCGTGAGCAGTTATCTGGTGGCTCACTCTAAGTACCCTGCATATTCCATACCGGGTTCATCGAAAAACCACGATATTCCGAGGTCTGGGAAATTGGCCTTTATATAATCGCAAACTTCTTGAGGTGGACACCAAGCCGTATCAAACTGAAGACGAATATTATCATCACAATCAGGGTCGTCATCATAGGCTTCTACATCCCATTTAGTACCCCAATGAGCATTATTCCAATCATACCAATCTTTATATCCGTATTTTTTGATATTCTCGGCTTGTTGCTTTTCCAATTCCTTTTGCTCTGGCGTACCCTTACCCATAAATCCGGCTGTAATGTCCAACTCTTTCGGTCTTGGTATCAGGTTAGCGAATTGGAATTTTCCATCCTTGTCAAAGGCTTTCTCCCGAAATGCTTTTATTTCGTCTGGCTCGCCCCATATTTCTACTCTATTTTCACACCAATTAGGCATCTTTTACTCCTTTCTTATCGTTAAGTGCAACCCAACAATCCTCCTTAATACAAAATGAATGTCCTTTTGGACATTGCCCTGTACTCTGCGATCGTTGGATAATCACTATTTGTTTAATAAAACTATCTAACTCGAAAGATGTATTTTTGCTTTCGAATAGTTTTTCATCAATAGGTTTACCGCCCTCTGCCATTATCTACTCCTTTCCTTAATTAAAATATCAAAATGCTTCCTTGAGTCTCCATCCATATAACTTGTTACAGGATGCCCTTGATATTCATTGAATCTATCTAACCAAGTTTTAAAATATCCCTTGTCGTGTTCAGGACTTCGTTTAAATCTGCGCCAAAACCATTCGCGGACAAATTCTTCTGTGGCTATCACACTTTCGTATGCACATCTATCAGCTTCATCCCAATTATTCGCCTTCCTCATTTCCTCGTATAATTCTCCCATCTTACTCATCACCCCACCTCACTTTCTATTTTTTCATTCCACCATTTTGGAATACAACCATCACAATAAATCTTGTTATCCCAATCTTGACCATATAACAAGGGTAAATCATCTTCATTAAACGAACCATCTTTCTTACACCCATCACATTGTAATCTATCTTCCATCACTCCACCTCGCTTTCAGACACCTCATTGAATAAGTTTTTTATAAATAGCTTTACATCGTCTATTAAATCCCCAACTGTATCACTATTTTCTGTTCCACCATATCGTCTTGGTAAAGATTTGGTTTCTTTATCAAGTGTGTTGTCAATATCGATTATATTGCAATAGGCATTTGATACTTCATTTCTATTCATCACTCCACCTCCTTTTTTAATTCCTCAACGATACTGCGCCCACTCATAGGCCACATAAACCACATTGGCGGTATTATGTCCATAGAATTATCGTATGAAGATTCAAAAAACAATTCATTTACAAGGCCCATAACAACCGATACGCCGGCTATCATATCGGCCTCCGATTCTATTGCGCCAAGCCTTGCCCTTTCCATCAAACAATTCTCGACTCTTTTCTGTGCCTCTGCTTTAAATTCGGCTTTTGTCATCTTGTTATCCTTCCTTTTGTTTTGTTATACAACACCGCTTGTACTTCCTACCTGATCCACAGTAACAAGGTGAGTTCCGCTTTGGCTTCGCTGATCCTGTTATTGGCTTTAAGGCCTTATCCATAATGGTAATGCCGTTCAGGTGGTCTATTTCGTGCTGAATTGCTATTGTTTTCAAGTATTCATCCCATTCCGGCTTCACACTACCAGACTCAAATTCGCCTGTTGATGTTTTGACCTTAATCCATCCGTAGCGAACCACTTTTTTCTCTTGACCCGGGTAAGACATACAACCCTCTTTTAATGCTTTAATCGGATAATCTTTTTCTATGATCTCAGGATTAATAAGTATTAAAGGCTCATCGTCTGGTTCAATATGGACAACCGCCACGCGATAAGGTAGGCCGATCTGATTAGCAGACATTCCTATTGCTATGGGTTTGTTATCTTTTATTTCACGAATCAGTAACTTTGCAATCTTCTTGGCTTTCCACTTGGAAACAGTCTTGCACGATCCGTGTAATAGTTGGTGGTCGTTAGGTATTAGTTTATTATCCATTATTCGCCTCCCATTGTAATTAGTCGCTCACCATTAAAGTAATGGCAAAAAAATATAGTAAAAAAAAGATTGTTAAAAATACGCGCCGCTTCCGTTCCTGGCCGGGCCGGGCGCTTAAAATATGCAGAGCAGCTCGAAACCTCAAACCGGGGCAAACCAGAGAAAACAGGGGAAAAAGTGGCGAAAGTGTAAAAAACGAGGCGTAAAAATGGGGCAAGGTGGCCGGAACTCATCCGGAGGCGGTACATTGTCCGCGCGTTTTCTGGGTGTTTGTTGGGGTGGGTAACAGGCAAAGAAAAACGCGCCCCCGGTTTGAATTGTACCGGGTGGCGCGTTGTGTGGGTGTGTGGCGTGTTGCGGATCGTGTTCTACTCTTTATCTTGGGCGACTTCTATCACCTTATTCAATCGCCGTTCTTTTTCGTCTTCTGGTAGGCGTTCCCAATCATCAGGAAACGAGAGCAAAGGCGCGCCGGTTGGGTCTTTAGGCACAGAGGCCGAAAGCATCCGTTTTTTCCAAGCGTTAGCCTCCTTTTTATCCTTGCCGAGTACATCGCCCAGACTCGCAACCATCGCGCCCAAGCGCACCGGGTCAGCTTCGCTCTGGTCTTTGCGTTCTCTTATTATCTGTTTCAGCTCGTCCGTGCCTACTTCCACCGCATCCACCCTTGGTCTGGCGTGGGTTAAGTGTATCGAGGTTGTAACGCTGTATTTTTCGACATTTACAAACCATCCCCGGCCTGATACCCAAGCCACCAGAGGCCAATGGAAGCCGTAGGAGTAAACCGCGTAAATGGTGCGCTCATCGTTCCAATGGCTGAAAAGGTTCGAGCCTTTGAACTCCTCGCGACAGTACACAAGCGCCCGCGCATCTCTGTTTGATGTGTGAATCATTGGCCGGCCTCCTTATGCATTGTGTAATCAGTAAAGAACACCGAAAACACGGCCAGAACATAACAGGACACGACAACGACCACAGGCGCACCCCAGACCGCGCCAAAATAAGGCACGAACTGACACACGGCCAGAGCCGTAAATATGCATAATATCCTCTTTTTCTTGCTCATTGTATAATCCCTTTCTTTTTATATAGCCGGTTTAATATTGCCCGGCTCTTGGTTGTTAGTTTCCATTCTTTAAAGAAAAGCCGGAATCCATTATTTAGCAGGAAGCCGAAGCGGTTACCCTGCTTTATTGGTCGGTCGATAGACTCGGCGTGGTCTGTTAAGAACTCATTTATGAATAGCAAAACGCCTCCTTTTGTCTTGGTGTATTATGAGAGGGAAAAGAGTCAGGGAAGGCCGTGTTTGATGGCCTCCGCTCGTGGGTAGGTTGATACCTATGGATAATCTGGCTCATTTCCATTGAAGAATTTACATTCGCCACCATTAAAAGACCACCGCAAACCCCCAAGCGCGCAGAGGGCAAAGGTGCGGATCTATCAGCCAGGACAAACGCCGGCGGCCGGGATCCGTAGGCTCTCCGATCTGCTGGCCGTGGCCGTTGCCCCTGATTTATAAAAGATTGTCTGAAAGACTCGCCATTTTTACGGAAAACTTACGGAATGGACACCAGACCCGGGGCGTGGCCGGCCACACTAAAACCAATTTTTCTGCTCAACGAGTTTCACCGATTGGCTTCCGTTTCGCACCCCCCGGGCCGCTATGTAGTAGCCTTCCATAGATTTTACGAGCTATTTTTGGCTAATTGATATTTATTGTTTATCAATATATTTAAAGGGTTTCAGCAATCCTTTTTTAAAAATAAAACAACCACTACTGGAAGCCTTTCTTAAAGGGTTAAGCAAAGGGTTACTGAAAGGCTCCCTATATGTATATGTTTATGATTATGTATATGCTTATGATTATGATTATGTAAAAGAAGCGAAACATTTTAAATTTTTTTTTGTATATTGAAAAGTGGAAATTCAATGCCGCAACAAAGTTTTTGATGTATTCGAGATTTCAGAAGCTGACGATCTCGGAATAGATTACAGTTCTGATTGGCGTAATGCATCCAAAGGCGAATGGGTATTGACTGCTGATGATAAGGTTTTACAAGTATTAGGCCGTAGGGATTACAAAAAAGGCAGAAAGAAGAAAATATATCTAATTAGAACTGGCTATGGTGAAACTCCGACATACAAATCTCAAATATACTCCCGCAAGCAGCCTGACTACGAGTGGGACACCCGCTACAAGAAGGGTTTAACAAGAAATGTTAAGCCTACAGCCTTACAAAGCGCCTTTATTCACCAGCTCACAGAGAATTTTGAGCCTGATGAGCGTGGAATTTGGAAGATTCACGATATTCTTGATGCCTATATGTCCGTATATTGCGATAACAATCCGTCAAGCTCTCTCAGGAGGGCAATGGCAATTCTTAGAAAGGATACTGTAAAAACTGCTATGTCTAAAATTATGAAAGAACGCTTGGAATCTGTTGGCATCGATGACGAATATGTCGCTAAAAGATATAAAAAATTTATTGAGGATAATGACGCACCCGCCAGTACGCGCCTTCAAGCACTAAACAGGGTTAGCGATATTATGGGACATATCGAGAAAAAGGAAAGCAATACCGAACATACTCTTGTTATGCTCTCAGATGGCGATAAAAAATTGCTTGCACAACACAAACGCAAGCTTCCTGACAAACAATTAGGCGAAATGATCACAAATGGCTCAAATGGAACAACGCCAAAAAACATCAATTCAGCTTAAAAGAGATATTGAGGACATTAGTGTCGGATTTATCTGCATCGAAGGAAAAACATACGATATTCCTCCGGCTGTTACCGCCTGTATTATTGATATTCTGGATGAAATAAATGAACTTGAAAATTTACTGTCAAATTTGAAATACTCTGATAATGTTGCAAGGTCTTAAAACTATGGCTGATTCAAGCGGATTTTTTAACGAAGGTATTCTAAACTACCTATTTGGGCAGCAACAAGCAAATGCTGTTGAGCAGCAACACGCATTGCAGCCGCTTCAGCAAAATCAGCCAGTTGAAGAACTGACTCCAGAATTTAACCAATCTTCAAATATTATGGCTCAAAGAGATGCAGAATGGGAAAAACATAAAAAAAGAGAAAATCTGGACTTTCCAGACAGGTTAGATAAAGATGGAAGACTTGTAAATTTAGAAGAATATCACGCCAAGCACAAATGGTCAAGAGATAAATTTTTTACTAATGCGCAAAGCTTTGATTGGTCGAAACAAAAAGTAAAAGATCAACCGGAATGGCTGCAAAAAGAGCTTAAAGAAACAAGGCCGTTCCCTGAATTGCCAAAAGAAAAAGATAAAGACAGTTGGGGTGTAATGGAATGGCCTGAGTTTGTGCGAATGAAGGATGGTTCAACCAAAAAAGTCCATGTCGGTTCTTCTTTTTTTGATATAGACGAGAAAGAAAAAACAGAGGCTTGGAAAAACAGAGATAAACTATTTAATTTTACTTATAAAAAAGATACAAAAAATTTTAAAAAAACAGACAAAGACAAGGAAAAAGATCAAGATTTAAAAGATTTTTCTAAATTTTTATATTTGGATGTTAACGACAAGGATGCTTGGTCTGAATATATAGAAGAAAAAAAAGATTGGCGCGGTCGAAAATACAATGACATAAAAAAAGAATATGTAGAATTGTTTAATAACGCCTATAAATTTCAAGAAAAAGCAAATCAAGAAACCCATAAACCAGCTGTTCTTTACGATGGCTTGTATTATGAAAACCCATTTTATGAAAAAGGTGAAATATTTAGGGAGAATATCTTCGGATGGTAGAAAACCAAACATCTGACCGCAAAAAAATACTGCAAAGAATGTATCTTGATCCATTTTTCTTCGCTAAAGTACTTTTTGGGGACGAAAAAAACCATATGCACTACCATATGCGCTGCGATTCACCTAAATTTCACAGAGAAATTTTTGACGATTTGCGTTCATTGGAAAAAGGCGACAAAATTGCAGTGGTTGCACCCAGAGGACACGCAAAAACTACCCTTGTTTCATTTATTTACCCGCTTCACCAGATGCTTTTTGGCGAAGAAGACTTTATTCTCTTAATTTCTGAGTCAGAAACACAGTCTAAATATCTTTTAGAAGCAATTGGGAATGAACTCGAGTATAATAAAAAAGTTCACGAATATTTTGGCAATAGAATGGGCGAAACCTGGGGGAAAGAAGAAAAAGAAGTGATTACCGGCTTTGACGAAAATGGAAACCCGGCTGGAATGTGTAAAGTCTTGATCCGTGGAACCGGACAAAAAGTTAGAGGTTTGAAATATGGCCCATATCGTCCTACATTAACTATCGTTGATGATGGCGAAGGCGAATCGAACACGATGACTGAGCTGTCAAGGGATAAATTCAAGCGATGGTTCAACGCAGCTGTAATTCCCGGTTCAACAGACGCAAAGCTGTGTTTCATTGGAACCATTGTTGACGATAATTCGTATTTAAACCGAATTGCAGGACGCAGATCATACAATAAGGCTGGAGAACGAATCGTAAAGGGATGGAAAACTCGATTCTATCAGGCAATTCCACAAAATGTGGACGAAGGGCATTTTACTGCATCCGGCAAAGAATATAAAAAAAACAAGCAAGTTCAAGTCTTGTGGAAGGAGCATAGATCGTATAAATGGCTAAAGGGAGAAAAAGACAGATTGTCTTCTGAGGGCCATGTCTCGTATTTCTATCAGGAGTATCAAAATATTCCGATGGATGATTCGTTTAGAGTCTTTAAAGAATCCGATATACAGTATTGGGACGGACACTATTCATACGATGGCGGTCAATCTTATGTTACTAAAATATCTGAAAAAGGCGAGGAAAGAGTTCCTGTTAACATTTTTGTGGGCGTTGACCCAGCTTCCTCGGAAAATAAAAAAGCTGACTACACTGTAATTATGGTTATTGCGGTCGATCCTGATTTCAATATCTATGTGGTTGACTATTTTAGAGGTCAAGTTTCTCCTATGGACGGAGCAGATCGCATATTTGCAATGGCTGATATTTATAACCCGCGGGATATAAAGATCGAAGAAACAGGTCATGTTATGCTTGCGGATTATATTCAAAGAAGAAGTAAAGAGTCTGGCAGGTTTTTGAATATTAATCCTAAAAAAGCGATAAAAAATAAACATTACCGCATTAAACAGATGCAGCCGTATTTTGCGTCTAAAGCAATTTTTGTTAAGCAAACACATTACGATCTCATTGATGAACTTTTACAGTTTAAAGAAGTGGGTTCGTTTAAAAAAGATACGCTTGATGCCCTCCGCTGGGCGCTTGATGATATGTGGAAACCGAATTTGCAGTTTAAAGACAATGCATGGGTCGAACCGGAAACAACTAAAATAAGGGCCGACTGGGAAACCGGTCAGGTATTCTATAGCTGATGGCAATAAGCATAAAAAAACTCGACCTTCCAAAAATTGACCACACCGAAGTGTGGCACGAATATAAACTGTTTCAGTCTGCAGGCGAGCAGTGGCGCTATCAAATAGCTGAAGATGAAGATTTTTATCTCGGCAACCAGCTTACAGATACTCAAAAAGAATATCTCGAATCCGTGGGACAGCCGCCGGAGGCTAATAATAAAATTAGGCCGGCTGTTGAAACTGTGTTGGCAAACATAGCGGCGGCTTCCCCCGAATGGGATGTAAGGCCAATAGGTAAAACAGACAACGATATGGCTTTTGTGTGCAATCAGATGCTCGATTGGATATGGCGGGAATCACAAGGAGATGTCCAATTTCGTAAGTCTTGCAAAGATTTCATTGTAAAAGGACTTACTTATTTTTATGTATATCCTGATTGGAACGCAGACGGCGGTATGGGCGGCGTAAGGGTGCGTAGATTGTCGCCTGAATCAGTATTTGTCGATCCTAATACAATGCTTTCTGATTATTCCGACTCATCTTCAATGATTTTTTCAGATTTGCATACAAAACAAGCACTAAAAGCTGTGTTTCCGCAATATGTAAAAGAAATTGACGAAGCAAGAGAAGATCACGAAGTTAATGAGCAGGGTTCTGGAAAATATTCGAGAGATGAAGTGTGGACAAGAGATGATGTGGGAAAAGATCATCAAGAAATGGTTCGCAAATATGTGCGTTTTAGCAAAGTCAATGTGCCAATGGTAATGATTACCGATATGAATACCGGTAAATCTCAAAAATTTAATCGCGATCAATATAAGGAAATGACTAAAGATCAGCGCTACAGCGAATTGGTAAAACAAAGTATGCTGATGGAAGAACTTGTGTATGAGAAACATATTAGGGAAGTTGCTCTTTTTGGCGATCAGATTATATATGATGAGGTTTTGCCAATTACCGAGTATCCAATTATTCCTGCCTGTAACGAACACACATCTACGCCGTATCCTTCCGGAGATGTGCGTCATTCGAAATCACCACAACGGATGCTAAACAGAACAGAAGCGCTTTTAATTTCGCACACCAGCGCTACAACAAATTTTAAACTGCTTTATGAGGATGGCGCGATCGACCCGGGTGAAGTTAATAAGTGGCATATTCCAAATGCGCTAATTCGCGTTAATCCGGGTGCTTTGAGGGAGCAGAAAATAAAAGAGTTCGCGCCACCCTCTGTTAGTAGCCAGCTATATACAGAAAAACAGCGATATGAGATTGACATTGAGCAGGTTTTTGGCGCATACAAATATCTTCAGGGTTCAGCATCTGATGCACCGGGATCTGTAGGTGAAGCGCAAATCGTTGATGAAGCAGTGGCAAGAAAGCAAAATTGGAAGATACTTCCAGTGTATGATATGATCACTAAAGCAGCACTGGTGGCGCAAGAGTGGATGCCTCATGTTTACACAAGCCAAAGAACTTTAAGGGTAGTTAATCCTGACGGACAGGAAAAAGAATTAATGCTTAATGAACCGGTAATTGATGATAAAACCGGAGCCGTACTGAAAATGTACGATATGCAGTCTGCAAAAGTAGATATAAAAGTTGTGATCGGCAGCACAAGGGCGAAATCACCCGCGGCTGATCTGCAAAGAGATTTGACGCTTTTAAATGCCGGCATATACGACAGAACACAGGTTATTATGAATATGCAGGGAGATATGGATAAAGCATCATTAATAGCACGGCATAGCGAGATTCAGCAGCTTCGCGGAGCAGTTGAACAAATGGAAGAACAGATGAAACAGTTGCAGGGAGATATGCAAACACGCGAAAGAGAAATCTTCCACGCTAACATGAGAGCAGAAATTGCTGAAGCAACCAAGCCAGTACAACAGGCTTTAAGCAATGTAAAGGCGAACGCAAAACTTGAAGAAGCGAGACAGAGAGATGCCTCGAAAAAGGTAAAAGAGGGTGCATCTTCTGTTCTAAACGCGATTAACTCTGAAACAGCGGCTCCAGCAATTGGATAACCGCACAACAACAGGAGCATCGAATGGCTAATGAACAAGCGCAGGTAACAACACCCCCGGCTGGAGATAACTCAAGTGGCGACTTTATGATGGACACATTAAGTGAGTTCAATAAAGGTCACAGTGGCTCTCCTGATGAAAATCAGGCTGGACAAGATGTATCTGCTGAAGATAGTGCTGACTCACAGCAACAAATGACTGCGCAGGAGAAGGAGAACTGGCTAATTGATAACAAATTTCGGGATACCCCGGAAGGCCGTGAAAAATTGGCTGATTCATACAAACAACTGCAAAGTGAGAAGGATCGAATCACAAATCAAGCGGGAAGTGACTCCGATCGATACAAGAAATTGGATCAATTGGATACCTTTTTGCACGAGAATCCGGAAATTGTGGAGAAACTTCGTGGTGAGATAAGCAATGTAAGTCAAGAAACCAAACCGCCGGAAAAACCTGAAGATTATGATCCTTACGAGGAAAATATCGATGGTTCTTCCTCACAGAAGTACCGGCAGGATTATGATAAGTATCTTGTAAGCGCGGGCGCGGATGAAGCTAAAAAGGAACTTGCCGGTTTCCGGCAGGAACTTGCGGCTAAAGAAGCAGTCCAGGCTGAAGAAGATACGCTTCGCAATCTTGGTCTTTCATCGACTGACATTACAGAGTACAGGGATTTTATTAACGATCCCAATATTGTTACTCCTGAAAATCTCGTCAATATTTGGCGCTTTATGAGTGAGCAAAGAAAAAAGAAAACTGTACCGGATGAACTGTCCGCAAATCAACCTTCCGGCTCTGGAGGTCGAACAAGCCTTGCGAGTGTTAGTGGAGTTACACCTTCTCCGATAAACTCGCCAACTAAGGAAGTGGGAGATTTTATGGACGGCATAATGCAGTTTTCTAATAACTATACCCCTGACAAAAGGAAATAATAATAATGGCTACTACTTATGGAACCGGTACCGCAATTCAGTTCAGTGATGACACTCAACGGCAGGTACTTGAACTTGGAAGTAAAATTCACTATTACAATCCCGATGTAACACCGATTCTTTCCATCTTTGGAATGAAAAGCTCTGTAACACCAGTGCCGATCTTCGAATGGATGGAAGATGAGTATATGCTGAAGCGTACCATCAAACAGGATGTGTACGATACCGGGGCTAACTCGGCTACTACAGCTATCTCTGATACGGCATACGAAACAACGCAAGGGGCCAACAACGGCGCGTCTATCATTAACTTTGATAGACAAGCGCAGATGGAAGGCCTTGAAGCAGGCGCTGTGTACTCTGTTTCTTTTACAGAAACTTCCGGAACTACGGCAACATTGCCTACAGCTAACACCCATGTATTGTGTGTTGCTGTTGGTGTGAATGTTGACTGTGATACCGCGAGTCACAAAGCTGCTCAATTCGTTGGATGTCATACAGGCACTGTTGGAAGTGATTCTGTATGGTATATCGAAGCTAACGCTGATGGAGTTGATCTGTTTACAGGCGACTCTGATGCTCATATCAATCTAACATATGTTAACAATGCTGGCGCATTTTATGATGCCGGTAGTGCGACCGCTTATTATGGTCATAACATATCTCCGACTGGCGCTAATAGCGGTTTTGGTCTTCATAACCTTGCGGATGCAGATTACTTCATCCAAGAGAATGGAGTATCCGGAATTGCTGAAGGTGCCGCAGTTGGTGTAGAAACACGGAAAAAAGTTCGCAGACTAAAGAACTGCACACAGATTTTTCGTGAACCTTACACTATCACTGGTACTGCCGATGCTGCAAAGCATTACGGCGGATCGGAACTGGCTCGTCTTCAGGCACGAAAACTTGCAAAGATCAAGGTCGATTGCGAATACGCATTGATGACCAATGGTAATGTCAGTTTAGACGCTACATCCGAAAATCCAAAACGGACATTTGCCGGTTTTGGTATCGGAGGTTCAGCTCTGACAGGATTTGTCCAGACCAATGATGGTCGCGGCAATTCCAATTTGCAATTGGGTTATGCATCTGGAACGATGAGTGATATGGATGGTGTATGTGAATACATTTTCCATGACATGATTGATGGTTCAATGCGTAAAACAGTGTTTGCATCGAATAAGTGGCTAAGAAAACTCGCTTCAATGATTAGACTTGGAACCGGTTCTGGAACCGGAACCACGGCTTTTTATGATCTTGGCGATTCTTCACAGGCCGCTGGTGTTCGCGTGCGCCGATTCGTTGGCGCAGTTGGTGAATTAGACTTTATTCCTCACCCCCTCTTGAATGGTGTTTTAGAAGATTACGCTCTTGTGATCGACCCGGCGAACTTTGCGGTTCGTCCGTTGGCAGGTCGCGATATGCAGCTTCGTAAAGACATCGTTAAAGATGGTCGTGATGGACAAACTGATGAATGGATGATTGAGTTCGGCCCGGAAGCCCGGAATGAACAAACTCACGCTATTCTGAAGTTGTCAGCATAAGTCTGATTACTTTCATATGAACTGTTTGGGGGGCGGTTTTCCGCCCCCTGAACAAAAAAAAAGGAAAAAAATATGCCTAAAGTTGGCAAAAAACATTATGCTTATACCGAGAAAGGTAAAGCAGCTGCAAAACGCGCACGAAAGCGTTTGCGAAAAAAGAAAAAAAGTGATAAGTAATGAATCAAAAGTTTGGAAATTTATATGCGAGGTTTTTAGTCGTATTTGGTGTATGGACAACAATCGCATTTGTAACTGGAATAGGATGGTAAAATGAAAAATATGGATTTGCCTCAAATAATTTTAGCTGGAGCATCAATGATTATTATTGGTATGTGCGGATGGTTATTAACAACGGTAAATGCAATGGAAAAAGAAGTGCAGCTAATTAGTTACAAATTATCTGAGGCGGAAGATGAGCTTCACTCAATTCAACTTACAGACCCTTCTCATAGTCCTGCGCATTGCCCAATTTGTTTACATATGAAGTTAGGATATGAATGATATGGTTTTATGCACATTGTGTGATTGCGATTGTGATTGTAATTGCGGATGCAAAAGGAACGCTGGAGCCAACAGTAAAATGTTGGGAGAAAAATTTGGGAATACCAGTTCCAGAGGAAGTGAATGAAAGCAATCAATGATGGATGTATTTATATTTATATTTGTTATGGCAATAGTTGGAATGATTGTTATGAAAGTAAGCGAAAATAAATATTTTAATGGCTGATACTACTTACGGAACTGGAGCAACTGTGTTCTCTGATGGGAGTCAAAGAACTGTTAGCGGTTTATCCAAAATGAAAAAAAAGCGTAAAAAACGCAAAAAGAAGAATAAAAAATAATGAGATATAGAGAAGCATACGAACTTATTGATGCCGCTGTAAATAAAGCGGATATTGGCTATCCGGTGACGGAAACGCTAAAAGCGATGTTTTTCGATCAGGAAGTGGAGAACATTGGATTGCGCTTGGTAAAAAAATCAATCCGCGCAAGTTTTTCAGTTTCGGGGAAAGAGTATGTTATAACCGATTCAAAACGATCAAACAAGATTTATAAAGTTGAACTGGAAGATAGTACAGGCTCAACCAGGGCAGTGCCTTATATTGACGATAGTGTTATGTTTTTCAGCACGGATGAAGATACGATACCGAGTATCGGCTATACATTGAGAACAGACGCAACATCAGGAAGCCTTACTGCCGGGACAAGAGCCAATCCCTGCTCAATTACCTCTGCTTCCCACGGACTTGACTCTGGGGATTATGCAATATTCAGTGAAGTGGTTGGGCTTGACCTTACAGCAACAGGTGTCAATGCGCTTAACGGCAAAAGACTTGAAGTTACAGTAACGGATGCAAATACTTTTACTGTAGCCGTAAATACCAGTTCAGGATATGGGGCAAATGCCACAGCCGGGAAATGGCAGGAAGACACAGTAAAAATTGTTTTTAATAAGACTCCTTCATCAGACAGTTCATCTGTCCGGGTGTTTTATTATGCAAGACCAGAACCAAAAACAGATAATACGAGTCGCGTTGATCTGCCAGCCCAGCTCATACCCGCAGCAATACACCGGGCAGCGGCTCAAATCATTAACCTTGACGGCAATTTACAGCTTGGATCAGGGCATCGTGGGTTGGCAAAGGCTTTGGAAGCAGAATATATGGGAACTGACAGAGCGAGAGAAGCGATGCCCGATCTTGTTCCTCAACCACTACAAGATTTTGTGAGTAAATAATGGCTACATTTCAAGTTAGAGTAGAAGATTTAATAGGATCGGTTGGCGATACCCAACTGATCACTGACAGTTTAACAGATTCGGCGGCTGAAATAATCAGCGTACTTCCTAAAGAATGTTTGTGGGTTGCTTCGACCAATACAGGCGATATTACAGCATTAAACTATAATGTTGAAAAATGTCTTGTTTTAAATGTAATAAGAGAAAATGGAACTAATGGTGAATATGAGGATTGTAAATTAGTTCCAACTTCATACTTTCGCCGGGTGCAGGATGTGAACAGTATGTGGTATCCGTCAACTTCAGAGCCTGTGTATATTCTTAAAAATAGTCATGTTTTTGTCTATCCTGCTCCATCAACAAGCCCAAACGCATTTCAGGTGGAGTATGTAACTAATCCTTCCGTTGCTTTTGGTTCATCTTCAATTACCGGATTTCCTGATGAATATGAATATGTTGTTGTTATCGGCGCTTCGATGAAATGCTTACAAAGAATTATGGTAAATAACATTGCCAGTATTACTGCAGTACCGCCTGATGTTCCTGCCCTTCCGGTAATATCTTATGAAAATGCGAATGTGGGTGCTGCGATTACTGCAGCAGTGGATTCCATAAATGCTGCGCAAGACCCAGTATCAGCTGCGGTAGATTCAATCACACATGGGCCGACAGATGCAACTGGTATAACTGATTCAGATGCTCCGTCAGACGCAGCTGGAGTATCTCGGACAGATGCTCCGGCAGATGCAACTGGGGACGGAGGTTCTACTTATACAACACCAACAATTACTACTGGTACCGGTTTAACAATAATGGATGCAGTTGCTGGGGAAGAAACACCGCTGGGTACAGATGCTGATTTTGACAATTGGGCGCAATGGTTTAATGTAGCCGGCGAATATATAGAGGACGAAGAAGACCTTGAATTAGCTAACGCTCAAATATCTAAAATTAGAACATTTATTGATGCTTTCAGGGCTGAAGTGCAAGATGCACAAGCAGCTATGCAGGCCACGATTGAAGATTCAAGACTATTAACACAGGCCTCAATTGCCAACGCTGCTAACGATGTTTCAACAAATAATGCCTCCATGTCGAGCCTAACTCAAGCATCAATTGCTAACGCCTCTAACGATGTATCTACTAATAATGCTTCCATAGCAAGCAGGACTCAAGCTTCTATTGCTAATGCTTCGAATGATGTTAATGCTTCTATAGCTAAAATGAGAGAATCAACAGGGGCTGCTACAGCGAAGATGCAGCAATCTACTTCCGCGGCAACATCAAAAATGCAACTATCTACACAGGCTTCTATAGAGAAAATGCGTCAATCTACCAGTGTAAATGTTCAAAATGCAGCGCAGACAATGGAAGCGACCATGCAGGATTACAGGTTGACGCTAAACAGGTTCTCTGAAGAAGTAAAAGAATTTTCAGCTGAAGTAGCTAAAGAAGTGCAGGAACAAACATTAAAATTTCAACAGCACACAAGAATATATGATCAATTACAATCAGATTATGAGCGCGGACTGAAAGTGATTATAGGAAGATTTTCTCAGTACCAGCAGCCACAGAGAGCTGAAAGCTAATGGCGACCAATGATGTAACATTGACCTACAAAAACTTTTGTGTACCGCAGGAATTGGATAGCACAGGTGCGCGGTGGTTTTTGGACAGCGACTGCGGACGCAAGCTATCAGGCACTTCTGTTATGTCAAGCGAGATGGGAAACACGGTTAATTATGTTGATTCAGCTACAATAACCCAAAGCGCGTCTTCCGCTATTGATCTTGAAAATGGTTTTGATTTTTTTTATTTAAAATGCGTTGGCGGGGATGATATAAAACTTTCTTTAGATGGCGGCTCGAATTACCTGATTTCACTTTCGTCTGGTCAGGCTTTTGCTTCCTTTGTAGATAGTACAGCAGCCGATATAAAATTTGATACAACAGTCGAAGACGGAAGTTCAGTCGTTCAATATTTAACAGTAACATAATGGCTCAAGATAGAAAAATACAGTTTGCGACTCAGGTTATACCTAAGATAGAAGCCCAACAAGCGGCAACTACTGGTAGTCTTGAAGAATATGACCTTTCCAAAGCTGCTTATCAATATAATAAAACACATACGAGTGTTAATAAAACGCTTGGTGGAAATGGTTATATCGATGTAAACAGTACGCAATGGGGTGATGCTTGGACATCCATGTCCGTAGTAACAAGGACAGCTTGGGAAGATTTTGATGAGGTGTGGAATACTACGGCTTCAACTTGGGATATAGGCAGCGGCGATGTTGCTATTTCAAGCTCTGTTGTTCAATTAACAAGCAGCTCAAATACTATGGCTTTTTGTTATATAAAAAATACAGGATTAAATGTGGTGAAGGTTACACTGGAATACGGCGCAGGTTCGCCCACATACCCGATAAAGCTAAAAGGTGGGGCGAGTGTCCAATTCAGAGGGAACGGACTGAATACCAACAAAATTGGCGTAATAAGAGACTCTGCTGATTCAACCATAGAATATGTGATTGCGAAAGCATAGATATGTCTAAGCGATTAAAAGTAATAGAAGATTTTTCCGGTGGGTTGAACACCTTCAGCGGCGCGCGGCAGATCGCCGACAATGAATTTGTTAAATTAGAAGCTTTGTCTGTTGGTGCCAACGGAGTTTTAAGGTCAGGCGCTATCGGGACTTCAGTAACATCAGCTGCTGTTGGCAATGGACTTGATCCATATCCGACTGCTCTTAATACAAATAACTTAGCTGGGCATAATTTATTCTCATTTTCATCAGACCGGCACTACAATGGCAAACAGGATGATGGAAGTTTTGTAGGCGGTGAGCATTGGGTTGCGTTAGCTGACAAAACCGGCACAAATAAAGTTAATATTTTTGGAAGATATAACGGACAGTCACTAACAATAAGCGCAATTACAGCAGCATCTGACGCTGCTATTACTACTTCAGCTTCTCACAACTTGACCACTTCAAGTTATGTAAGATTTGCTGGTATATCTGGAACAATGGGTACACTATTAAACAATACAATTCACAAGGTAAAAACACAAAATGGCAGTACTGGATTTACAATTGAAGAAGATAGTTCTTCGGCAAGTACGACTATAGGAAGTGCCGGAAGGGTAAAAGGCGGCGCTCCGGGCTGGATTGACACAGGAGATGAACCGCAGCCTTCTGATGACACTAATTCAATGATTGACTTTGCTTTTGCGGATGGAGCGCTGAGAACATCAAGTGGAAATTTCTCCTATAGCGGTCATTCTAATAAATGGTGGGGATATATAGCAAGAACGCTGTTTGAAGATACAAGTCAAACCGATAGTGTCCCTGCTGAGTATTATCCATTAAATGCTGAGTGCGCGAAACCAAACCCATCAACTTTTAAACTCGCGGAAACTATTGGTCTTGTGGCATCTGCGACACATTCTTACAATCCGTCACTTTCGGGCAATGGCGGAGCATCTGCAACTGACACACATTTTCAAACTGAGGCCACTATGGATGCGGATACTTTGAGCAACAATCCAACAATTGAATCCATTACAATAGATGTTGATGTTGTAGATGAAATGAGTGGTTCAGGCGCTTACAGTGGTATTCAAATTCAAATAGGGCGTTCTGTAGATACAGGAAGCAGTTTTGACAGCACAAATTATCACACTTGGACAATTTCCGGGCGTGGAACAAGCTCGCGACAGCTTTCTTGGACAGGAAGTTGGGCCATTGCAGATGGAAGCGCAGATGGACTTTTATCAAAATTAACGATCGTGGATGCAGATGTTGATGACGCTATTACTGTTAGCATATCGAATATAACTGTAAATGAAACCTCTGGCTCTTGGTCAAACCACGCAGGATTGCAAGGAAATAATATCCATGTCGGATTTGCCGAAGATACTTTGGCTGGATCAACAGGATGGGGCGGAAATTGGGAAGTTGGCGTAAGTCTTTTATACGATGATCCGCGTAAGCAGGAAAGTTTAATTACGCTCTGCACGAATGAAACTGGCGGTGGTGCAGAGCATATTGTGCTGACAGAAGGAAAAGCTCCGGCTATTCCAATATTTATAAAATACGACAACGATTCTGGTACATCCTCGCTTAACTGGAATAAGCGCGTTACAGGGTGTAAAGTGTATATGCGCGAACTTCAATCGCCAAAAAGCAGTGATAGATCGGAATGGTTCCCGCAGGCGGAGTGTGATTTTGTCGCTGGTACAGTAAAAGCCTTTGAAAGCGGAAAAACTTCTCCCGCAGAATGGAACTCAGGTAATACCCAGCATATATTTTACCTTGCGAAAGAAAATTTTATCAGACCGCACAAAAGATCAACATTCGAGATAGAAAGCGGTATTCCTGAAGATGAAAAATCTACAATGCCGAGATATAAAACTTCTGTTGTAGCCAATCGCAGACTGTATGTTGGCAATCTTATGGTGTCATACGATGATGGTACTGAAGAAGTGATGGGCGATACGATGATCAAATCGGTCGTGGATAATTATGATGTTTTGCCTGTATCAAACAGAATAGATGCAGCAATAAAAGACGGCGATTCAATTGTCAGGCTGATGGAATATGGGGATCGAATACTGCAGTTTAAAGAGAAAACCCTGTATGTAATAAACATAGCCCAGGACAGAGAATTTCTTGAAGGCACTTACAAGGGAAAAGGGATACCTGTAAAGTCTGCTGCTGTGCAAACAGATTACGGCATTGCGTGGGTGAACCAGCACGGATGCTACCTCTACAATGGCAGAACTATTGTTGACCTTATGGTTGATAGGAACGGACGGAAGAAAATTGATCCTGAAGTGTGGGCCGGATCGATCGGGCAGGATGTTGATTCGCCAGTGAATGTTGGGTACAGTGCGACAGGCAAGGTTCTGGTTGTTGATTTAGATGCTTCAAATGTAACCTATAAGAACGCTTATGTCTATGATTTCAAAACCGGTGCTTGGTCATTTCATCCTGACAGCCTCACTTCACACGCCTCATATAAACAAAGAAGCAATATGGTGGAAAGATGGGACGGAGAATTGATGTATTCCACTTATGGGGCTTTTCATTTGTGGAAAGATGAAGTGAATAAGGACGATAAAGCACAAATGATAACAAAGGATTTTGTTATTGGCGGGCCGAACAAAAAAGTGAAGCTGTATAATGTTTATCTCACTTATAAAACAACTGCAGCAATTGCAAATGCGGCAACAGGAAAATTTCAATATGCTCTTGACGGCACTGGTCAATTCAATAATTTTAATGCTGTGTATGTTGATGGTGCAGCTGTTACAAATATAGCATCCACATTTACGAACCTGCAAACTTCCACAACAAATATTTTACTCGATGGAACCGTTGCCGATGGAGCGACTAATTATACAGTTACTTTAGATGCTAATGGAACAAATGAGCTTGTCCCGGGAGATTTTATAGCCGCTGGAGGCACTGAATACATAAAAGTTTTAGAAATGCCAACCAGCACCGTGTTGAAAGTTAAAAGGGGGCATCCTATTGGTGGCGTAATTGGTGCGCTAACAAATAATGAACAAATAACAGTTTTGCGCTGGAAACAGGCAAGGTTTGCGATCACAACGCCTCCAAAGTGCAATAGTGTCCAGATAAGGTTTGCGCCCGCAACAGCCACAGCTGTAATGATTCAAAATATTACACTTGAGTATCGCCCTTTATTTAAGGAGACAACCTGATGGCCTATATGGATGAACAGGGATTTATGCCGGGAAACAGCGAAGATGAAACGGATCTATACCGTGAAGTTCAGGCTGTTAAAAACGGCACTCAAAAGAAGATTGAAGTTGAGATGGGTTATCCAAGAAAGGCGGAACTGGATAATGGTTCAATTTCTATAAGATATGTACCGGGGCAGGGCGTATTTTTATTCGTAAAATTTATGAACAAATTGTTTAACACAAGATTGGCAGAAGAAGGCCGTACTGGTATTTCAAAGCTTATTGACAGCACTGGCGGTACAGTAAGCGATACATTAGATTGCACGACAACAACATCTGGACAGGATGATGATTTTGCTGCTTTAGCTGCCAAAGTAAATGAAATAATAGGGAAACTATAATGGCTGTAGATATTCAAGCACCACAATACCCAGCACCGATCACACCAAGCTTTGCATCCTTTTCAGCGCGTCAGCGAATGGAGATTGAGGATGCGTTGGCTGCAGAGCAAGCGCAAAAAGAACGGCAGCTGGCTGTAGGTAGGGCTGGATTAAAGTTTGGATATGAATATGACAAGATGTTGCGCGGCTATATGGAAGCTAAGTTTGCTAATCCTGAATTGACATATTGGGATTATGTTAGAAAACCTGCTGTTGGCGGTGCCTTTAGAGCTGAAGGCCGTAAAAAGATTGCAGAACATATTAAAGCAGGTGGGGATATAGATGAACTTCCCGGCATGACATTTAGTGAAAGACATAAAGCCGGGTTAAAGGGTTTGTTTGAAAAGAAAGCAAAAGAACCAAAACTTCCGGATGTACCAACAGAGTATCCCGCAGGACATCCAAGGGCAAGAGCAGAATCAGCTCTTAATGTTGAAAAGGCAATTGCAGAATCTGATGCTCTTAAAAAGGCTGATGTTATGCCAGCTGCCAATGTGCCTCTTGAAGACTTAGACGCTTCAAAATTATTAAGCAAATCTGCTGAAATGAAGAAAGCAACAGGTTCAGCGGTGGAGACAATTGGAAAACTTATAGAAACACCTAAACCTGTAGCTGCGGTTGGCCCTCAAACCAGTATTGGTGAGATAACGCAGGCGAAGAATTTGCCCCATGGTACTGATGTCTCTAAATTAGACCCAACATCGGCTGCTGGGTTAGAGACTGGCGCTGGCGAAGCTACTAAAGCCGGATTAAAAGAAACATTAGGTAAAGGCGCAGCTGGACTTGGGTATGGAGCCTCTGTTGTATCAGGAGCGCAAAGATTGGCAGAAGGCAAAACTACGGAAGAAAAAATTGGTGGTGGACTGCAAGTTGCTGGAGGCGCAGCAGGATTGGTTGCGATGACTAATTTCTGGAATCCTGTTGGTTGGGCGGCAGCAATACCAGCAGCATTAAGTATTGGTGGCGGTCTTATGGGTGGTGGTAGTGATCCTCTTGCAAGGACTCCACTTGGAAGATATAGAAGAAGGGTTGGAATAGGATAATGCCACAGCCAATGATACAGATAACAAAAGCAACGCCTGAAGATATGTATGATGTGGCTGATATGATCGTGCGTTCTTTTGGCGAAGAAACTACGGCGAACATAAAAGAACTTGGAGATGCGAAGAAGAAGGGATCGCGTTTTATGTTTATCGCACGATACATTGATTCTCTAAAAAATAGAGAACCTTATATGTGTTATGTTGCAAAAAAGGATGATGAAGTAATTGGTGCTTCGGCTGGATATACACATTCTTATCAGTGGGGATACCAGTTATGGGGTACAGAAGATTTTTGGTATGTTAAAAAAGAGCATAGAAGCGGTAGGACAGGACTGTTATTGTATAACAAACTGATGGATTGGTTTAAAGAAATGGATGTTGATAAGGTACATATGATGCACTACACTTGGAATCCGAAAGTAGGAGATTTCTATAAACGCAAAGGTTTTGTTCCCTTTGAACTGTCCTATGTGAAAAATATGAAAAAGGAAGAAAATGGCACATCAAGTAGGTAAACAAGTACAAAAAGGCTGGGAATGGCTTACACCGTCTGGTTCAACAAAGTGGTTATCACACGATCCAAGTAAAGCTCGGGAAGCCCGGCAAACTGCAGGAAAAGGCCTTAAAGCTCTTGAAGAATATGAAGCTCAAGTAGAGGGACGAAAAGGCGATATTGAGGGTTATTATGATGAGCAGCGGGAATTACTGGGTCAGGAATACGATGTAAGGAGTAGGGGCATTGGCCTTCAGCAGGAAAGGCTTGGCTTGCAGGAGTCGCAGAATTTGACACAATTTTTAGGGGATGCATATAGTTTTCGCAAACAATCTGAGGTGGAGAAGGCAACAGGCGGATTATATTCATCTGAAGCGGAAAGAATGACAGGGCGCAAGCGGGCTACAATGTCCGATATGATGCAGGGAAGACAAGAACAGTTGGATATATCAGGTCGGGAGCTTGGTTTGCAAAGTGAAGGAATGGGCATAGCGCAGGCAAGATCGCTTGCAGATTTACTAAAATCTCAGGGCATTGAATTATCTGGGATAGAAGATTTACTATATCAAATTGAAACAGAAAGAATTTCATACGAGGGAGTATAATGGCAAGATCATACGGATCATTTTTTAGACAGCAGGATTTAGACAAACCTTATCGCGGCGCAGAGCTTGCGCTTGGATTTTTAGGAGATATTTTAGCGTCCAAGAATAAGGCAGCTCTTGGCTATGAAGCGCTGGCGCAAGAAGCCACAAAAGCAGAAGAATTAAAAGAGTATAGAGAAATGTCACTGGAATCAAAAACTTTTACTGATAAAACAACCGGTCAAAGTTTTTCATTTGATGTTGAAACAGGCGGATATACAACACCAATTGGAGCTGGTGGAACACCTACTAATTGGGGAAAGATTTATGGCGATGACTTCTTTGACAGATATTTAAGTGGCAATGTTGAATATGAGGATGCAGACAAGGATGGTGTACCTGATAAAACATATGTAGGCCCGGAAGCTGCTCTTTGGCGCAATTATCAAACTGCGAAAGCAAAGAATACACCGGGTTGGGAAGATATGAGTCCTGAAAAGGTAGTTGCTGAATACAGTAGTTATAAGGGCAATGATCCGACAAAAATCGCTGAGATAAATAGCTACTTTGAAGGTATAGACGACTATCAAACGAAATACGGAGATTATCAACAGCTTGTCAATATGCCGCCCGGGGTAAAAGATACGCAGGCGCAAAGATTGCTAAAAACTTTGGATGAAAAATACAAGCCTAAAAAATTATCCTATCAGGACAAAACCAGTATTCAAGGTCTTATGAATGAAAAAGAAAAATATATTGGCTGGTTAACTGGTGCGACAAAAATTACAAGATATAAAGGTGCTGAATTTTGGGAAGGTGAGGATACTTCCGATTTTAAGCGCGAGAGCGAATCAATAAAAGCAATTGTTTTAACTGACGATCAAAGAGAAGACCTTAAAACAAAAATAAAAGCAATTGAAGATATGTTAGGCGTTTACGATGTAAAGTATATTCCTTATGAAGAAATCAACCCGCTTGACAACAAAGCGCCGTGGATACAATAAATGCCACAGCAAAATTTGCAATGGATATATGACTCTGCAATAAAAAATGGGTTGCAAATCGGTGAGTATGATCAATTCACCGATGCGATGAAGGATGAAAATAATCGCAAATGGTTGTATGATGGGTTGTCAAAAAAGGATGTAGAACTTGGCGACTACAATCAATTTAATGAGCAGCTTGAATCATTAAGTCCCACCGATCAATTATATGGCCCGCCTGATCCAGCTCCAGTGGATTCAGTTGATTACGATGCTGAAAATATTTTATCACATGAAATATCAAGTCCTGATTCATCTGTAGAAAAAATAACACAAGCAGGATTTTTTGGTAGTAGTGCTGAAGCAGGAAAAGATGTTGTCCATTCCTCTGACTATAACATACCGCAGATCAATGATAGAGTTTGGGGAGATATATTTAAGGAAAAGTATAATAAAAACCTAAATGATGCTCTGCCAGAGGAGGCTATAGATTTTGCTATCAATAGAATACTATTCAACAGTGAGGGGGATAGTCCATTAAAAATACAGAACTGGGAAGCATATAATAATGGCTCTTGGGCGAAGTATAAGGACTACACAAACGAAGACTATGTAGCAGTAATGGGTGCTGATCCGAAACACCTTGCTATGATAGATTCTCTTGCAGGGCCGGAAGCATCTACAATCAAAGCAGTATTTGCTGCTGAATCAGATTTTGATTCTTCTAAAATTAATACCAATTATATGCCGAGTAAGGAAAGCGGTATAGAATCAGATGGCAGCGCTGCAAAGCGTGAAGTTGGAATCTACGGACTTGAAAAAGTGGATGTTGCTGGCGAACCTAAATATACAATCTCACAAGCACCGGAAGAATCAATATCAGATAGATTCCTTAATCGTTTAGGCAATATGTGGAAGTATCGCGATCTAAGTATTTCAGGCCCATCTAAAGAAGCAACAGGCGCTCGCGCGACAGTAGAATTTAATAATATGCAGTTTATGAAGGACAGGGCTGCAAAGATCGGTATATATCACCATCCTCGATCACCTAAATTTGACAAGGAAGTTCGGGAGCAAGTCGCGTGGAATACTATGAGTGCGCCAATGTTATTTACAGGGCCGCAAACCGATCCGATAGGAAGAATGTTTGGAGCTGCTGCGGTTAAGGGAAGATTCGGAATAGGTGAACTGGGTAAGGCTGAATATGATGAGAGGATGCGCAGGATGGCGAATCCAAGAGAGCATTATAGAAGAAGATTAAAAGAGATCGGGTTAGATGTAACTGACGGTGATTTTATGGCTTCAGCTTGGACAAACTCTTTATCAGGGATGGCATGGAGCATTGCAACCGGCAATACACCTGATCTGACCTTTTATCAACCCAGCGACCAGGAGCAGATTGCAGCAGGGATTATGGGACTGATGATGCCATTGGATGCTATATCTTTTGGTGTTGGTAGTACTATAGCAAAGGGTGCTGTAAAAACAGCCGGAATGTTTACAAGCAAACAATTATTAAAATTAGGTGTTAGTTCTTCGACTGTTAATCGCGGAATAGCTTTGGGAAAGTCAGGTATTGCACAGGGCATGATCGGTATGGGTGGTGCTTTAGGTACATATGAAGGTCTTGGCAGTCCTTTAAGGCAATGGACACAATTAGGTTATATAGACGGACGACAGTGGGCAAAAGATGTGGTAGCTCATACTGCGCTTGGTATGGTTACAGGCGCTCTTGGCGAAGGCGGAATGGCCTTTGGTAAGTATGTAAGACCTGTAGGCAGGGGATCGAAACTTATACCGGAAGGCTCAAAGTTTGTTGGTGAAGTAATTGGATTCGGCGGATTTTCACCAATGATAGTTGAGGGAGAAGCACCAGAGTGGCACGATTTTTACGATGCTGCTGCCTTCCTGATCGGAATGAAACTGGCAGCGCCAATGCAGCAGATATATGGAAAAGGTTCATATGACTATGTGAAAACTGGCGTATCTAAGATGCTGCGGATGGAGTATTTGCGTAATGGCGGAGATTTTGGCAAAGCACAGGAAACAGTAAAGAATGGAATTACATCAGCCGTTGAACTTGCAATGGAAGGCAACATTGCTTGGGAGAAAGGCGCGCCATCTGGAGTATCAACAGGAGGAAAGGGTGTTATATTAGGAGAAAAGCCCAATTTGTCGGTCGATGAGAAGGGCGTTGCGATCATATACGATGAAAAAGGCAATCGTATTCCATTTAAACCTGCTCTTACTCAAAAAGAATTAGTTTTAACAGGTGAAATCCAAAAGCCAAGGGTTGATTCTGAGGGCAAACCGATCATTGGCCCTGATGGTAAGCCTGAGATGGTTACTGTTGCGGAAGGTAGAGGTCAGGTTCCTGAAAAAGCACCGGGTGAAACGATGGTTCAAGAAGCGCCTGAAGGCTCTGGTGTTGTATATACTGAACCAGTAGTTGAAAGAGGCAAGGTTGTTAAAGAAGGTGTCTATACTGCAGTCTATGGGGGAAAAAATGTAGGCGAATTTGCGACAAGGGCAGAGGCTAATGCTAAAATAGAAGGCCTTACTAAAGAATCAGTACCCCCAGTACCAGTCAGTAAGGCTGTGGCAGAACAGCTGGAAGTACCGGCTCACCTTAGAAAAGAAGCACTGCAAGGACAATCGGATGCCGTTTTAGATACAATGTATAAACAGGCAAAAACGCCAAGAGAAAAACAGATCATTCGTGTTGAGCAGGAACGCAGGAAACTGACTGCACCGAAAGAAGAAGATGTAAGCTCATTAGTTCAAGAGCGTGGTGCATTGCAAGTTGAGCAAAATCGTTTATTTGAAGAATTACAGGCATTGCCGGAAGGTTCACCTGAATATATAAGGAAAGAACAGCAAATCGTTGAGATGGGTGATCGTATGCAGACGCTGGACAATCAGATCGCTGGTAAAGTTGTTCCAGTTGAGGAAGCTAAAGTTCCAAAAGCAGAAGAACCGCCTAAAAAAAAGCCTTCTAAAGAAGAACCACCGACTGAAGTTCCGCCAGTAGAACCGACTAAGCCTCCAAAAAAAGAACCGCCTTCAAAGAAAGAATTAGACGCAGCTGGAGAAAAACTTGATGTATTATTTAATAAAGAAACTGAATTAATAAAGGAAGCGTTTGGCAAGGATTCAGATGTAGAGGACATTATTATTAATGAAGATGTTGGTAAAGGAATTGATGTTGCTGGTGAAACATATCATCGACAAAGATGGGAGATAAATCCAGAGATCAAAGGGGAATTAACCAAATCTCAAAGAGATAAGGCGCAAAAATTAGCTGATGAAGCAAATGCTATCGAGAGAAAATTGTTTGGGCCTGAAGCTAAAGCACCAGTAGAAAAAGCGCCTGAAACTAAAGAGCCTGAACCAGCTAAAGAAGAACTGCAAAGTAAGTTAGATAAGTATGCTCCTGATTTGGAAGCAGAATTAAATCAACTAATTGAAAAAAATAAAAATGCACCATTTCTTACTGAATCGGATACTAAAGAATTACAAGAACGGTTAGATGCTTCAAAGGGTTTTGCTGAAGTCGTTGAAGCAAGGTTGGAAAAGTTTACCGATGAGGCTTTGTCAAAAGCAAGTGAAAAGACTAAAGAAATGTGGGAAGCTGATGTTAATCGACTTATTAAGCATAACGCGGAAGTAACTCTTTTAGAGGCTGAGTTAGCAAAGAGAGGTGGTGGTACTGCTGAAGCACCAGAGGAGTCCGGTGTTACTCTAAGTGAGTTTATAAAAGCCAAAACAAAGGTTGTATATCGAACTTTTTTTGAAGCACCTCGTGTAGGGTCTTACAATTATAGAAGATTAGAGGATGGAACTTGGTTAAGCGAAAGGCTGGCTGATCCGACACCAGTTAAAAGTAAATCCTTAATTAAAAAGTTAGAGGCTAAGTTTGAAGCAGATATGGCGGCAGGGAAGACTGATCCGCTTGAAACCCGTTATCCAGAATTTGATAAAGCAGAAGCGCCAGCTGAACCGCCTGCACCTAAAAAGATTAAGCCTAAAAAATGGGTTGACATCACCGGCTCTAAGGGAAACAAGCTGGGTGAGTTTGATCAATTACAAGAAGGAGGCGGATATTTTAATTATGGTATAAGAAAAAACAAAAAAGGCGGAGATTTTGAATATAAAATTGTAGAAAAAAAAGCAGATGAATATGGAGTGCGACATAAGACTGTGGAGGGAGAAGTGTTTGATACTTACGAGAAAGCCTTCAATGCGCTGGCTGATCGTATAGCAAGGCTTGATAGCGGTATGGACAGAAGTAAACTTGTTCCTGAATTACAAAAAGCCGTGTTGGATATAGAAGCTACATTTGATCATCCTGCTTTAAGGAAAAATAGAAAGGAAGACTTGGTTGATAAATTTTCTAAGAGAGAATTAATAGATATTGCAGACGAAACAATACATCAGCCTGGAGTAAAAGGATTTCGTTATCAGAGCCTCGGTTCTTTGCCAAAACCAAAGCTTGTTGATGCTATGTTATCGTGGCAAAAACAAGGTGATGTAGCGCGAAAGAAAACTGATCCAGAGCTTGCTAAATACACTGAGCCTGAAGCTCCAGCACCAGTTGGAAGGCCGAGTAGCGAGATTATTGGGGAAAAAATAAATAAGGCCAATCTTGATATAGAACAAGCTGCTCTTAAAACAAAATATCCGGATGAGTATAGCGCTCTCACTACGGAAAGAAAATCCGAAGGGGTCGATGGATTGTATCAAGAACTTTATGGTAATAAAGAAAAAATAGATGCTATAGAAAAAGATTTAAAAGATCGCAAAATAAGAACACATCGAAGGAATGACTCAAGTTTAGATGTAAATCTTGTTGATTTGTCAATGAAAAGTGGGTCTTGGAAAGATGTTAGCCACAGGTCGCCTAAACAGTTACTTATTTCTTTAGCGAAAGGAGAGCAAATAGTAGAGAAAGCTCCTCCTAAAGCACCAGCAAAAGAACCAAAGCCGTTAACAGACAAAGAAAGAGAAAATATAGAGGAAAAGCTTTTAGGGGAATTTGGGTATAAACGAGGAGAAGTTGTAAATGAAGAAAGGCTTTTAGAGCAGCCAGCGGACTTTGAAAAAGCAAGTCAGCTTCTTTCCTTGGGTGAGGTTGCGTATTACGCTGAGAAACCTCTGACTGACACGGTAGTTGCTTGGTCAGACGGAGTTCGTTTAGGCGAATTTGGAAGCAAAGCAGAAGCTCATAAAGTTCTTAATAAATATGTTAAAAAACACCATAAGGGAATAAGGGGTATAGTAGGCCCTGATGTTCCAAAACCTTTGTTCGAAGTGGGAGAAAAAGTTAAGCTATCGGAAATTCTCGGTAAAAAATGGGGCGCTGGTGGTGAAACTGTTAAAATTTTATCGAATAATAAAGTAAGAGTAGGAAACGAATGGAAATACGAAGTACAAACTAAGGGAGGTGAAAGATTTTGGACAAATGAGCTTGGGATTATGTCTCGACCAGCAAGATCAGCGAAGCCTGTTAGTGAAAATTTAGCTAAAGCAAAAGTAAGTGGGGATAAGAAAAAAGTTGAAGCGATTGAGGATGCTGAAAAAGGCAAGGTCAGGGAAGATGAGCCGCTGGCTGTGCTTGAATTACTCGCTGAAAGAGCAAAGATTAATGCCAAAATTATAGCAGAGTTTGGAAAGAAACGACCAAACGAAGATAAGATTCGGGATTTAGCGGTCGAAAGATCAGCTTTAACCGAAGAAATAGGAAAAGCGAAGCTCGGAAAACCTCGAACTGGCGATCAGGTTACACTTACACCGACTAAAAAGACTAAAAAGGGCGAGAAAAAGGTTGTAAAGAAACCTATTGATGATCCTGCAATGCGTGGCAAGATTGAATTGCAAAACATTTTTGAGAGTATAAGAGATCAAGTAGAGATTCAGATTGCAGAAAGCGGAGTTACTGGCACTGAGTATGTCGGAAAGCCGCTTGAGATAGATTGGGATAGGGTTGTAGCTCCAGAGAATAGCAGATTTGTAGATGCGCCGATGGAGGGTAAGCCGGGATGGTTTCGTTATGACCTTGAAATTAACCTGCCAAATGTAAATGGGACATATAGTGTAAATGTTCCTGAAAGTGTAATTATCAAGGGCGGAAAAATTGATTTAAAGACAGGAGGGGGCGCGTTTTTTGGAAAATTTAGTAAGGCTAATATAACGAAAGCATTTAAAAATCCAACAGTCCCAACACTTCGCGGAGCAAGTTTACGCGGCCCAGAAAATGCACCTCAATTTACTGCTCCTGCGCGTAAATCACTTGCCCAGCAGGATCATAAAGCACTGAATACGGCGCTTAGTGGCTATAAGAAGCGCTTAAAAAAGTATCAGGCATATAAGAAGCCTACAGGGGATGTTCAGCGCTCTATTGGCGAATTAAAAGAAGCAATTAAAATTGCGGAAGATTTAGTAAAGGTACAAAAAGAGGCCGATCGGCTGGGTGGCGCGGTGGTTGGTATGGATTTCATACCCGGAACTACTGCTTTCTTTAATGCAATGCGCCGGTGGAAACGATCTAAACTGCCGATTTCAGATCGTAAAAAGCTGGACAGTCTTATAAAGCGCTCTAATAAACTACATAATAAATGGGTAGCTGAAGGTCGGGTTGACAGGGAAATGGAAGGTCGCCTTGGGAAATTAAGCGATGAGATCGTGGCGCTGGAGAATAAGGTAAAAAATCAAATTCCATCTGAAACAGAGATGGTTAAGATTAGTCAGGATATTAAATGGCCTTCGAGGACAACGGATCTCCGCCGGACACATAAGAAACAGCGCGATTTGACGAAGAAGCTGGAGGAAGTTGGCGTTGAAAGTGTTGATGAGAACTTTCGCGATATAAAACTTCAAGTAACAAAAGGTCGTTCAGACTCTCAAAAAGATTTTACCAAAGAAGAAATTGTATTATATGAAGAAATTTTAGATAGAATGACTAATAATGGCGGCTATCTTGACGATATGCCGGTTATGTTGACAGAGTTATCGAAGAATGAGAATTTATGGGCAAATAAGGTTCATCAGACATTTGGTTTTGCTTTTTCAAATATATCAAGAATAAAAGCTATGGGTGCAGCGGGTAGAGAATTAGCGCAGAAAGCCACAGATTTCGTGATCAGGCAGACGCAATTAACTGGTGATGGTGAAGCGACATTATATAGAATCGGTAAATTAATCGGCAGAAAGAATATGAAATACTTTTCGGCTGCTGTTGATCCGTATCTGGCAGAAGGAGTGGATTTTAAGGGTAAGAACAAGGAAAAGTTTTTAAATGATCCTAAGACAAAAGAAGCAGTACGATTATGGAGGGAATATACAGATCGGCTGCACGCTTTAAGAGTTGAGCATGACACTTATGTTGTAAAAGATATTGATGGTAAAAAAGTAAAAGTTGACGCAGCAGACACATATATTGACAATTGGTTGAGGCGGCAGTTAAAAGTTGATGTTTATAAAGAGCTTGTTGGAGGAGGAAAAAAGTATGAAAGAGAAATTGAACGATTGATGAAAAGAGGACAGGCAAAAACAAGAGCAGAAGCAGAGCAAGCTATTGGAGCGTGGCTGCGGAGATCGCCGTATTATGAACAGGAAGTAAGATATGGATCAGCGGACAGGCCTCGGCTATTGGAGCTTTCGCCTGAATTGTATGAAACAGACTTCACGATAATCGCGCCCGGGATCACACGCCGTTATGCGACATTTCTTGCCGGCGCAGAGGTTTTTACTCAGGATATGAAGGTTAGGGATCAGCTGGTGGGCCGCATAGGTACAACAGTTGGGGGAAAGAACTCAATAGAAGCGTCTGAAATAATGCAGACTATAATTGAAGGATCAAGACACCAGCCGCCGTGGGGAGCTATGGGATCGACAAGATTTGTTAGCGCCCTCCATCTTACTTCCCCAAGAACATTCTATAATAATATTATGTATTCGCATAACACTGATTATCCTGCTATGGGAACAAGGGCAGTAGTAAAAGGATGGTTTAATTTTTTAAGACATCCTATAGCGTCATTAATGACTGCAAGAGAAGCAGGTCAGCTCGGTGTTGGAGTACGCGAGATCGAAGCAATTACTTTTGAAAAAGGACTGAAAAGATGGCTGGGCTGGTTTCCCGGAGGTATTATACCTTCTGAATTGGGAAATCGCGGGAGAGCAACAATTTCAGCGGGTACAGCTGCTGAAATGTATCTAAGATATATGAAAAATGATATATCACCTGAAATAATGCAGATGCTTCCAAGGAGATTACATACAAAATTAAAGGCAAAAACAGGAAGATTGTTTTTTCAAGATTTTGGAGGGTTTAGTAATAAGCAAATAGATAAAATTGTGGAGCGCGGGTATTTGACAGATGCCGAGATTAAAAGAATGGAAACTTTCCTACCATCAGTTACGCAGGGATCGACACACCCATACTTTATGCCGGAAATGTTCTCAGGAAAACTTTCATTCCTGGGGGGTTTGCAAAAGATGTCTTACCGCGCCACTGCCGGTGTATATAAAGCGGCGTTTAAACCAGCAATGCACGCAGATTTTGGCCCAATGGCAAGATGGATCGCTGCTGGAGCTATTGGTGGTGAACTATCATACTATATTAATTATGCTTTATTCGGATGGGAACATCCGGAAGGTGGTGATATTGATAATTTTATTGAACATCTGCACGGAGATGCTGCAAATAAAGATAAGATAAAAGCAAGTTTGCTTCGGGTAGGCCGCAATATGTTACGAGCTTCAGGCTTTGGTATAATGTCTGATTGGTTTAAGGGGTACGGATTTGCACCGGTCATATTTGACGCATATAAGAATTTTCATAATGAGATAGGTTATGTATTAACAAACAAAAAGAGTTTTGGGCAATTAGGTAACGATCTGGGCGAAGCGCAGGTTGCCATATATCGTGATTGGGTGCGGCTTCAAAGAGCAAGATTACAGCCAAGATCAGCTGAATACAGAAATTACTCTAATGTAAAAAGATATAATAGCCAGTTCATTAAAGAGATCAGGCCTCAAAAGAAACAGGATACACAATATACTTTAAGCGATAATTCATTGCCTTTCAGGGAAATAAGAGAGGCTTGGTGGGTAGCTGATGCAGATGAAATGGAAAAAGTTATGTATGCCGCAAGAAAAACAATAGGAGATAGAAAAGTAGCGCTCCGCGAAACTGCAGAAGGAAAATTTGAGTTAAAAGGCAAAGATCAATACAAAGGCTTGGAAAGATGGGGAACCATAGAAGCACAAAAATCAATCAGTGGCCTGATCCGCGGGATGCACCCGCTGGATGGAATTTCCGGGAATCTTGTTGTTACAGTTGATGGCAAACGCTACACGCTTAAATCTTCAACAAGCAAGAGTCCTGATGCGAATATATTCTGGGAAGGCCTGAAGCCGCACCAGCAAAGAAATGTATTAAAGGCAGTGGAAGACTACAAGAATATTTATAAGGAACTAAAATTAAGTAGATATGTTAAATAAAATGGTTAACTTACCAGTCCTCCCTCAAGTCTTTTTTGACAAATTAATCAGTTATTATGATATGCCCATGTCATCCAGTTCTCGGACGGTAAGGCATACAAAACAAAAAGGAGAACATCGTGGCACTTCATACCACACCGACAATAGATAAATATACGGTTAAGGAAGTCCTTAACAAGGTCATCAACACAGATGCTGATGCCTTAAAAGTTGATATTGACAATGTAACCCTTAAAACAGAGGGTTCTGATATAAACATCGAGGTTCATACCGATAAGGCTGAAGACTCAATGATGATATGGACGCATACCGTTAAAACAGGTACTGGCGGCACAAGTTATGTCCCTCTCGTGGATTCCGATGGTCACCTCCAGGTTGACACTTTATCAAGTGCATTGCCTTCTGGCGCTGCTACTGCCGCTAATCAAGTAACAATTATAGGCCATGTTGATGGAGTAGAAACTTTAATAACATCTACCAATTCAAAGATTGATACATTTGATGCAGTATTAGATAGCATACTTGTAAAAAATACTGAGATAGATGCAGTGCTTGATACTATAAAAATAGATACAGAAGCAATAGAAACTGCTGTAGAATTATTAGATAACGCTATTGATGGCACTGAAATGCAAGTTGATGTTGTTGCTGCACTTCCTTCCGGTTCAAATACAATAGGAGTAGTTGATCTTGGAAGTACTGATAATGCAGTATTAGATGCAATAGCAGCTTCACTTGCTTTATTAGATAACTCAATAGCATCGGGAAATGAATTACAAGTAGATGTAGTTGCTTCTCTACCTGCTGGTAGTGCAGCTATTGGTAAGTTAGCAGCTAATAGTGGTGTAGATATTGGAGATGTAGATGTAACAAGTATTGTACCGGGTACAGGAGCTACTAATTTAGGTAAAGCTGAAGACGCAGCTCATAGTTCAGGTGATACAGGTGTTATGCCATTAGCAGTTAGAAATGATGATATAGCTGCTCTTTCTGGAGCTGATGGAGATTATTCACCAATGCAAGTAAACGCAGCTGGTTCTTTATATACTGTTGATGAAACAGGAGCAGCAGGGTCTATTCTTGTTACTGGTACATCTGCTGTTGCTGCTACTATTAGTGGTACTTGTTTTGTAGCAATACAATTTATTGAAGATACAATATTTGATAGCACTGATGGATTGGTTGCTACGGATGCCACGCTTTATCCTGATGATGCCGGAACTGGAGCAGGTATTTCTTCTGGCGGTGGAGGAGCAGCTTCAGATGGAGTTACATTCCCCCAGGGCATGACAATATTTGGAAGATGGTCTGGTTTTAAATTGACTGCAACAGGTTCAGTTATTGCCTATATAGGTTACATCTAATGTTTCCATCTTTAAGGCTCAATCTTAGATCAATGGCTTCGCAGACAGCCAGACTTGCAAGAGATTTATGGAGTAAAGTCAATGATGTATGGGAAAATGAACTACGAAAGTGGGAAGATATAATATGAAAAATTTTAATATGAGGAAAATATAATGGCGAAGTTAACAGGCCAAACCATAGCGGCGAGTTATGACCAATTACTTATAGTAGGTGATGCAGATGGTATAACTGCAACCGCACAAGCTGTAGAAAGTGCAGATACTGGTGGTAACGCATCTTTACTTTATTTATCAACTACTGAAGTGTACTGTCCCGGCCCAGGAGGTACATCAAATACTACATTTGGTAAAAACGCAGGTGATGCTCTTACTACTAATGGTAACTATAATGTTTTTCTTGGTGAAGAAGCTGGTAGTGCGATGGCTACAGGTGTAGATAATGTTGCAATTGGGTATGGTGCATTTGACGCTGCTGATGCAGGTGAATCTGACTGTATAGCTATAGGATTTAATGCTTTAGGTAATTTAAATAATGGTGGAGCAGATAACAATATAGCTATTGGTTCAGGAGCTTTGGATGGATTGGGAACTGTCGCTGGGTATGATAATATTGGAATAGGAAAAGATGCGTTAGGCGGAACATGGACTACTGCTATATCAAATTATAATGTTGGAATTGGTAATGGTGTTATGGCTGGGGCGATGAATGGAGCGCTTAAAAATGTAGCTGTTGGACATGGTGCGTTAGCAGCTCTAACTATAGGCGACCAAAATATTGCTATTGGCTATAACGCTTTAACAGCAAATACAGAAGGTTTGGAAAATATTGCCATTGGTCGTGATGCTATGGACGCTAATCTGGTAGCAGATTATAATATAGCAATTGGCTCTAATGCTCTTGGAACTGTAGCAAATGTGGCTTCAGATTTTAATGTTGCTATTGGATATGATTCTATGGGTACTGCAAATCATGTTGATATAGATGGTTGTATTGCAATTGGTCGTTCTACTCTTTATGCTTTAGGTGAAAATGCTGGAGCAATTGGTACAGTAGCTATTGGTAATCAAGCTCTTTCAGCCCTCGTAAGTGGTGCTGGGAATATAGCTATTGGATATCAGGCATTAGATGCTGTAACAACAGGGGGTCACAACATAGCAATCGGATATTTAGCTGCTGATTCTGTTCTTGCGGGATTTGATTCAAATATTGCAATCGGAACAAATGCTCTGGGTGGAACTCATGCAACTGCTGCTTCAGTTCAAAATGTTGCGATAGGTGGAGATGCTTTAGCTGGAGCCATGAATGATGCTGATAATAATACGGCTGTTGGGTTTACAGCAGGTCAAGCTGTAACAACTGCCGATGATAGTGTTTTTATAGGAGCAGAGGCAGGCAAAGGAATAACTCTTGCATTGGGTAATATTGCTGTAGGTAAAAATGCTATGGGTGGTGTAACAACTCAAGCTGCAAATTATAATGTAGCTATAGGACATAGTGCTTTACAAGGAACTTCAGCCACTAATCAAGTTGGTACATCTGCAATTGGTTTCAATGCTCTATCAAGTTTAACAACTGGTGCTGGGAATACCGCTATTGGGTATAGGTCTGGACAAGCCATCACAACTGAAAATCAAAGTACTTTTATTGGTTATCAAGCTGGAATGGCGAATGTTGATGGTGGTAGGAATATGGGTATAGGCTATAATGCTATGTCTCAAACAGGAGGAACTACAGCCACCGATTCTGGTGACAATACTTTTATAGGAGCACATGCAGGTAGTGGAGATTGGGCAGATGCTGTTTCAAGTTATAATGTAGGTGTTGGTAATTATGTGATGGATGCGGTTATGAACGCAGCTACAAACAATTCTGCTTTTGGATATGGAGCTCTCGGTGCTCTTACACAGGGAGATAATAATGTGGCCATAGGTTATCTAGCAGGTGAAGAAATCACCACTGGTTCTACTAACACAGGTGTTGGCGTTACTGTTATGGCTGACCTTGTAAATGGTGGTGCTAATACTGCCGTTGGGTATGGAGCGATGGCTGAAAATGAAGAAGGAGACCATAACACTTGTATTGGATATACATCTGGAGAGCACTCTACTGCTGCCGCA